ATATATAAATAATAAAAAAATAACTTCCGAGATATGCAAAATTATTAGGTTTATCAGGTGGGGGTAGATTTTGGTAATAAACTAATTTAATATGTAATTAATAAATGAAAATATCAGTAAATCATATAAAAAATACTTTACTTAACGAAAGTAAGGTTATTGATTATCAATATCAAGTTAGAGATATTGGCGGTAATGATGTTTATTATAAAAAAAATAAAAACAGTAAATATTGGAAATTTATTGATAAAAAAGAATTTGATAAAAAAGCCAATAAAAAAAATACTATTGAATTTAAAAAATGCAAATGTAAAAAATGTGACTGGGAATGGGTTATTGAACCAGATGATAAACATCCATTCCTATGTCATATGTGTGGTTTTGATAACAAGTTGAATAAATTTGATAAGAAGTCTTTAAAAAAATGGAAAATGAATAATAAACCATATACAGAAGAAAAAAATGAAAATGTAATAAAAAGAACATTTTCTAATAGTGTTGATGAACATGAATTAACATGGCATAGAGATAAAAAAGATAGAATAGTTAAATTATTATCTGAAAGTGACTGGTTGATTCAATTTGATAATGAGTTACCAAAAAAAATGAATATTAATGAGACAATAACAATCCCTAAAAATGTTTATCATAGAATTATTAAAGGTAATAACGATTTGGTTGTTGAAATAACTGAGTTAGATGATATAAAGGAAGAAGAAGAAGTAATTGATGAAATGAAGTGTTGGGTTGGTTATCATAAAGAAGGTACAAAAATATCAGATAAAACAGGTAAACGTGTAAATAATTGTGTTAAAACTAAGAAAAAGAAAAAGAATTTAGATGAAGTCGTAACTTCAGCTGAACCTAAAGCTGAACCTAAAGAAGATACAATGTTAACTAAAGCTTTAAATATTTTAGGTAAGTTTATCAAAGGTAACGAACTTAAGGATTTTATTAAAAAGATAAAGAATGTAGCAAAATTTGATAATTTTACATTGAAATTCTCAAAAGGTGGTGAAGCTTATAATCAATTTATCATTAATATCTTGGATGGTAATAATAAAGTTGGTAAATTTGTTGCTATTATATATACAGATAAACAAACTGGTAAACAAAATTTACAAATACAAAAAGTCGAAATATTTCCAGAGTATAAGGGTAAGGGGATTATGAGAAAATTTTATCAAGATTTTAATAATTGGCTGAAAACCAATTTTGAAAACTTTGATAAATTTACTTCAGATTTCATTTTTTTATATAATAAAAATACAGGTAAATATGATGGGTTTAATATGTGGGAAGACTTGGTTGAAAAAGGTTTAGCTAAACGACTAGGACCAGATAGTGATTATATACCACCATCAAACCCACCAAAAGATGGTATGTGGAAAATAAAATCTGGTTATGCATTAAATGAGACTATATTAAACCCTAAAAAAAAAATAAAAGAATCTATATGGGATATTAATCCAAAAGTTTTAAAAAATTAATAATATGGAAAAGTTATATTTAATTTATATTAATAATATAGGTAAGGATTGGAAAGGTAATTACTTATATGAGTTTTTGTATAGTGATAACTTAGATGGTGTTGATGGAGATGATTGGGATTCTGTTCCAGCATCTGGAAGGCCAGAACCACCACATGAAGAATTTGTTAAAAAAGTTGGTAGATTAACAACTGAAATTAAACTATCTTTGATACAGGATAGTGATACATTTTGTATATGGGATGCTGTAGATGGTATTATCGCATTAGGTTGGGAGAATATTGATGAATATGGTGAATATCCTGAAACTAGATTATGGTTTAAATATGGTGAAGATTTGTCATCAATTAATGATAAATTATATGAGAAAGATATAGTATTAGATTATGAAAAAAATAAATAAAAAATTAACAAATAAATCATTTAATTCGATGGTTGAAGCTGTCGTTAAAGCTGACTCAGTTGAAAAAACTGATAATCCAGATGGTACTAAGGATGATAATAATTCGTTAGATAAAACATCTGAAAGAATAGAAAAAATAAAAAAAACTAAAGCTGAATTAGAATATTTAGAAGATTGCTTAAAAGATGTAGATGAATTAAGTAATAAGGTTTTTGGTAATAAGAATGAAAATATTTATAATGTTAAAACAGTTATTAAAGTATCTGATTTAAATAGTAATACTATTAAAGAAAATAAAGATTGGAGAAAAAATAAAACTAGAGAAAACTTATATTCTTCAGGTATTAAAGAAAGAATGAGTTATGAAATAGAAGAAGCTTTAATTAATGGTAATCATCCGTTAAGTGAATCTGATATATTTCCAGAATCATATAATATATCTTCAGATGCTTCCTTAATAGTAAAAGAGTTTGAGTATTCGGTTAAGAAATGTCATGAAGCTTTTGGTATTAATGAAATCAATAATATCAAATTATATGAAGACATGGGTAAACTTTTAAAAGAAATAAAAGATATTGAAAAACCAAATAGAACTAAATTAGTTGAATTAGCAAAAAAAATAATTATTGATGAATTTAATATACCAGAAGGTGCAATAGAATTTGAATGTAAGTTGGTTGATGGTTTAAAACCAAAAACTAAAAAAACTTCTAAGGTTGATGCTGATATTGTTTTTGAAAATAATGAACAAATATCAGAAGCTATTTATGCTTTAGATAAGAAAAAAGGTATATATGCGTTAGCTGAAGGTGCTGTTGATAACGCAACAACTTTATATAAAAATATCGATGAGTTAGTTGATATTAACCCTCAATTATCTAATAATTATAATAAAATAATGTATGGGGCTAAATATCTTAATTATGTAACTAACCATGACGATGATAAAGTTTATGGTGGTGATTATTCTTGTGAATATAAAAAAAATTCAAATGATACAATAACACCAACAATTAAGGTTAAAGCTATTGCTTTCCCTATCTTGGTTCAAGAGATGTATAGAGGGGTTATGGAAGTGTTATCAACACATGGTATTCATGAAAATGAAATTATAGCTGAATATGTTTTAAATAATGATGATTATGTTGAATGTCAACCATGGTATTCTAAATTCGGACCTAGAATTTGGAAGAAATTCTGTGGTAATATAGCTAATGAAGATAATAATTTAAAATACGAAATATTTAGTAAACTAATTAAAAAAGAACCTAAAGAGTTTTTAAGTTCAATAAAAGAAATAATTGGTAATACTAAAAAATCAAAACTGATTGTTGATGAAATTATAAATGAAATAAAAGAAGAAAAGATATTTGAAAAGTATAATAATACTGTTAGTAACACATACTTTGATAAAGATGAATTAATTTAAACTGAAAACCTATCGATTGATAGGTTTTTTTGTTTTTAAGAAGGTTTGACATATTTATTAATATATAATATATTATGTTAACAGCAAGTGAAATATTTGAGGAATATGTTAAATGTATTAATGACCCAGCTTATGCTATTGAAAGTTATTTAAAAACATTTGATAAAACTCAAGAAGGTTTTGTTCCCTTTAAATTATTCGTTAGACAAAAAGAAATAATTAAGGCGTATGAGAAAGAAAGATTTAATTTGGTTACCAAACCTAGACAGGCTGGTATATCAACGGTTACTCAAGCTTATTTAAGCGTTAAAATTGGGTTTGCCGACCCTAATAACCCAGAGACTATTATAGTAATTGCCAATAAGCTAAATCTAGCTAAAAAATTCTTAAAAGGTATAAAAGATTATATTATACAATTACCTAGATGGGTTTGGGGTAATGAATATTATGGTAGTAAAGATAAAGAACAAATAAATATTTTTGTTAAAGATTCTCAAATCGAAATAGAATTACCGAATGGTTCTAAAGTTATTGCTGTTGCAACATCAGTGGATGCATTAAGAGGGTATACACCAACTTATCTAGTGTTTGATGAAGCTGCCTTTATTGATAAAGGTTCTGATTTATATGCTGCCGCTGTAACATCATTAGGTACTGGGGGTAGAGCAATATTAATTTCAACACCTAATGGATATGATGATTTATATTATAAAACATATGACCAAGCAATAAGAAAAGAAAACACATATAATATAATTGAATTAAAATGGTATGAAGACCCACGTTATAATAAAGATTTAAGATGGCTTAAAGGTGATGAAGTTACAATAGAACATGAATTCACAATAGATTCATTTAATAAAAAAATTAATGAAGGTTATAAACCAACATCTAGTTGGTATGAAAACATGTGTAAAAACATGAACCAAGACAAAAAGAAAATTGCTCAAGAGTTAGATGTATCATTCTTAGGTTCAGGGGGTAACGTAATTGACGATGAATTTATTTTATTCCATGAAAAAAATAATGTTTGTGAACCTAAATATGTTGATAAATCTTATTATGATGGTAATAGTGGTTTGGTTTGGATTTGGTCTGAACCTATTGAAGGTCATGAGTATATATGTGTTGGGGATGTTAGTAGAGGTGATGGTTCTGATTATTCAGCTATGCAGATTATTGATTTTACAACTATGGAACAAGTTGTTGAATATCAAGGTAAAATGCCGCCAGATTTATTTGCGGAGTTACTTAATGTTTACGGTTTAAAATATAATGCGTTTTTAGTGGTTGATAATATTGGAGTTGGTCACACTACAGTAAGTAAATTGGAAGAATTAAAATACCCTGATTTATATTATGAAGAAAAAACAAAAGGTGTTAAATCTGCTGGTTTTAATATTAATGGTGTTCGATTACAACTAATATCTCACTTAGAGACAATGATTAGAACTAATCAGATTAAAATAAAGTCTTTAAGGTTAATAAATGAAATGAAAACTTTTATCTTTAAAAACGGAAGACCTGACCATATTGAAGGTTACCATGATGATTGTTTGCTGTCTTTAGGTATTGGTCTATGGGTATTACAATCTTCATTTAAAAGTTTAAAAAAATCAAATGAACAAACTAAAGCTATGCTATCATCATGGATTGTTGGTGGTGCAGATAATTCTATGTCATCAACAATAAATGTTTATGACGCAGATAAAAATAAAAAAGTAACTAAAATAAATCCTAATCATTCGGCATATAGAAATGTCCAAGACCCTAATGGTGATTATTTATGGTTATTCTCTGGATTAAAATAATTTAATTATGGCAACTATTTTATATAGAAAAACATCAAACAGTAAAACAGTTCAAGCAGCATATACTTGGACACATACAAATGATTTAACTAAAAATAATAAATTAAACCCAAATGTAATCAATGAAACAACTGTTAGTGGTAAATGTATCAAAGATGAAGATTATGTAACAACATACTCTTATAACATTGTATATGAGGGTGATACTAAAAAGCAAATATCTTATGTGTATTGTGATTATGTTCAATAACATATTTACTTTTCATTTAGAAATCATTAAATTAATATAATTATATAATAAAAAATATGGCAAATAATAAAACAATATTTCAAAGATTAAATTCAATATTCGATGCTAGTGGTGTTGATTTAACTAAAGTGAATGCTGAATTTAAAAACACAACAAATTCGTATTCAATTAATAATGATATACTACTTAAAACACCTTCCAAAGAAGAGTATGATTTAGCTAAATTGCAAGCTCAACAAAGTAAATTCTTAAGTGGTTTATGGAGAAAATCTGAAAATGAATTATTACAACATTCATTGCATTATGAAACAACTAGAATAGGTTCATATGCAGATTTTGAATCTATGGAATTTTATCCTGAAATTGCTGCGGCACTTGATATCTTTATGGAAGAGAGCACTACTGTTAATAGTAAAGGTAGAGTTTTGAATGTCTATTCTGAAAGTAAAAGAATTCAAGGTGTATTAGAAGATTTGTTTTTTAATCGATTGGATATTCATTTATCTATACCAATGTGGACAAGAAATATTTGTAAATACGGTGATAATTTTTTATTATTAAATATTGATGATACGAATGGTATTGTTGGTGCTAGGCAATTACCTAATTTTGAAATAGAAAGAAAAGAAGGTGATGTTGTATATAATCAATATAGTGGTGAATATAAAATTAATAATGAAAATGAAAATGCTAAGGTTAAATTTTTCTGGAGAGGTAGAGATTTTGAATTTAATTCATGGCAAATAGCTCATTTTAGATTGTTAGGTGACGATAGAAGATTACCATATGGTACTAGTTTGCTTGAAAAGGCTAGAAGTATCTGGAAACGTTTACAATTAGCTGAAGATGCTATGTTGGTGTATAGAATTACTAGAGCACCAGAAAGACGTGTATATAAAATATTTGTTGGTAACTTAGATGATAAAGATGTTCCAGCATATGTTGATGAAATAGCTAATAGATTTAAGAGAAGACCAGTTATTGACCCACAAACTGGTCAGATAGATTTAAGGTATAATCAATTAGCTAACGACCAAGATTATTTTATACCAGTAAGAGATGAAAATGCTGCAACACCAATTGACACGTTACAGGGCGCATCTAATCTTGACCAAATAGGTGATATTCAGTATCTTCAGAGGAAATTATTTACTGCTTTGAGGGTTCCTAAATCATTTTTAGGTTTTGAAGAAGCGGTTGGTGATGGTAAAAATTTAGCATTACAAGATATTAGATTTTCAAGAACTATAAATAGAATTCAACAAGCTGTTATTTCTGAATTAAACAAGATAGCAATTATACATTTATATATGTTAGGGTTTGAAGATGAATTAAATAATTTTAGTTTATCATTAAATAACCCATCTACTCAAGCTGAGATGTTAAAAATTGAACAGTTACAAGCTAAAATGTCTGTTTATAAAGATGCTATATCTGAAGCTGGAAATGGATTCATGGCTATGTCGATGACTAGAGCTAGACGTGAGATATTAGGATGGAGTGATGAAGAAATTAGAAAAGATTTATTAGAACAAAGACTTGAAAAAGCAGCGGCAGCTGAAATTGAAAACACATCTTCAGTTATTAAGACTACAGGTATGTTTGATGAAGTTGATAGTATTTATGGTGATTTATCTGCTGTTGGTCAGGTTAGTAATGAAGAAGGTGGTGATATGGGAAGTGCTGGTGGTGGCGGAGGAAGCTTCGGTGGGGGCGGTGGATTACCGCCATTAGGTGGTGAACCAGAAGGTGGTGGTTTAGAGACTCCAGAAGGTGGTTTAGAGACACCAGAAGGTGGTTTAGAGACACCAGAGACTCCAGAAGCTGGTGGTGATGCTCCAGAGACTCCAGAAGCTGGTGGTGAAGCACCAACTGAATTATCTGAAAGATTTAATGGTCGTAAAAAATTAATTAAAGAAAATACAACTAAAAGAAATAATTTAATAGTGGAAAAACAAGATTATGTTAATAAATTATTAGATATTATAGATAGTAATGATAAACCATTAATTAACGAAAGAGTGGTTGTTTATGATAAGAATTTAAAAATTAATGAACATATTAATTCAATTATTAAAGATATTGATGATATGTTAAAGGATTAAGATATATTTATTTAATAAAATATTATATTATGAATAAGAATTTAAAAAACTTCGGTAAAATTAAGAATGTATATAATACAATTTTAATTGAATCTATTTCATCTAAAGCAGATGATAAAAAATCTGTATTTAAGAATTATGTTAAAACAATTAATAATGATGAAATTCTTAAAGAACAATTTTTAATATATACAAATATTGAAAATAAAATTGAATCTGATAGATTTAAAGCAACTGAATATGTTAAAGAATCAATATCATTATTATCTAAATATGATAGAAAAAAAATACTTGAGTCTAATTTAAAATTATTTAATGAAATATCATATGAATTAGATAGTAATTACGATAAAGATAAATTACATGAAGCTATAACTACATTAATTTTTACAGACAAAAAAGCTAACACTTTAGATACTATAATGGAAGCTACTGACGTTGTTGTTAATTATATTATTAATAACAAACCTAAAGTAGTTAATGAAGATTTAAATGTACCAAATAGTTTATTGTTATCATTATCTGTTGATAAATTTAATGAAGAATATAGTAATATAGATGAAAGTGAAAAAAAATTACTACAAGTTATATTAAATGATGATGCAACTGAGAAAGAATCTTTATATAAAGATTATATCAATGAATGTATTATTTGTATTGATGATAAATTAGTGAATGAAAGTGATTTTGATATTAAAAATAAATTATTAAATGTAAAAGATAAGTTATTAAAATTTAATTTCAATAACGACACATTTAATGATGATATTTCTAAAATATTAAATTTAAAAAATTCCTTAATTTGACTTTTTTGCAATTGATGTTATATTAATATAAAAAATATATTATGATAACTAAAAAAGGTAAACAAATAAAAATTAATGATTTTAATGAATTCAATATAGTAATAGGTACAGTTGATAATAAAACACCAAAAACACTATATTTCAATATAACAGGATGGGCTGAACCATTAAATATTGATGCTGATAATAACACAGCTATAAAAGATTTAAATAAAACTATTAGAAAAAAGACTCATGAGTTTTTAGATAAGAAATTATTTAATGCAAATAGAATTATAGTTGATTTTGACATAAAAGAATCTGGTTTATCAGCTAACAGACGTAGTTATATGAATTGTGAAGTTACCTTATTTAAATTAAATGATTTTAAATTACAAAATGATTTAATAAATGATAGTTTAATAACATTAATAAACGATTTAATCGAAAACGTATTTAAAACTAACACTTATTTTAATTTTCATAAAACAAAAAAATAATAAATTATTTGTTTTTTTAGAAGCCTCTATATACAAATATAGAGGTTTTTTTTGTTTTCATACATATTTATATATAAAAAAAATATGTATACAGAATATCCAATAAACAATGGTAATGTACAAAATAAGAAAATGCTTTTAATTGAGCATGATTCTGGGTATATATCGTTTGATGATAATAGAAATAAACAATCAATAAACGAAATAAAAAACATAAATAATGATTTAGATGTTAGTGGAACTCAATCATTAATTGTTTATGTTGTTTTACAGAAATGGGGTGTTAAAAATAAAAATGGTAGAATATATCCAAAACATATTTTAGAAAGAGAAAATGAAAAATACCAAGAATTAATTAAGGAAAGAAGAGCTATTGGTGAATGTGTTCCAGCTGGTACTGAAGTATTCACTAAGAATGGTTGGGTTGATATTAAAGATGTTAAAGTTAATGATGAAATATTTACGTTAAATCTTAAAACTAATCAAATTGAGGTTCAATCAGTATCTGACACCATCAATAAACCATATAATGATGATTTAGTACATATCTATAATAAAAATACTTTAGATATGATGTTAACTAAAAATCATAAAATGATTTTATGGGATAGAAATAATAACCCATATGAAATGACAGCTATTGATTTTCATAACGCAATATTAAATGGTGATTCTAGAGTATCACATTCTAAAATTAATTATGGTGGTGTGTGGAACGGAGTTAATGAAGATTATTTTGTATTACCTGATACTGATATAAAAATAAATATATATGATTGGGCTGCGTTTTTAGGTATATTTATTTCTGAAGGTCACACTAGTGGTAGTAATGGTGGTAAAATAAGTAATAAGGTTACTATAACGCAAACTAAAGAAAACCAAAAACAATTATTAATTGATTTATTAGATAGATTACCTTTTAAGTATAGTATAACTGATAATAGACAATTCAATATTTATGATAAAAATCTTTATAAACATTTATCGTTATTAGGGAATTCATACGAAAAATATATACCTGATTATGCTAAACAATGGTCGTCAGATGTATTAAATGTATTGTTAACTTGGTTGTTAATAGGTGATGGTAAAAATAGACATAATAAAAAGGGTCAATTACTTAGAGAGTATTATACAACGTCACCTAAATTATCTGAAGATGTTTATGAAATATTTTTAAAATTAGGTAGTGGTGCTTCTATAAATATTAGAAAACAAAAAGATAGATTCATTAATGATGTTACTATTGTAGAGTCTGAAATTGACAATGGTGATGGTACTATTTCGTTAATACATAATAAAATTAAAACTAAAAGATTAATAAAAGCTGACAACTCTAAATTATTATATATTATATCAGAAAAAAAATCAGCGTCAATATCTTTGGATAAAAGATATGTTAAGGTTGAGTTAGTTAATCATAATGATAATGTTTATTGTGTTTCAGTACCAAATAAAACTTGGTTAATGAAATATAATAATAAAACAGCTTGGACACATAATTGTGACCATCCAGAATCTAGTATAATATCAATAGATAGAATATCACATAATATTATTGAAACTTGGTGGGAAGGTAAAACTTTAATGGGTAAAATGGAAATTTTAATGTCTCCAGGTTATGCTAAATTAGGGATTGTGTCTACTAAAGGTGATGAAGTTGCAAATTTACTTAGAAATAATATAATGATTGGTGTCTCTTCTAGAGGTGTTGGTTCATTAAGAGAAGTTAACGGTGAACAAGTGGTTCAAGATGACTTTGAAATCATTTGTTGGGATGTTGTAACGTCACCTAGCACACCAGGTTCGTGGATTTTTAATGAAAAAGAAGAAGCTAAACCATTTACTGAATCTGTACAAAATAAAAAGAATTTATTAAATGATAGTTTAGATAATTTTTTATTGGATTAATTTTTTTTCAATAAAAATGTCTTTTTGATAAATATAACATATTTATTAAGAAATGGATTTAAC